TGCCATCTTCACCAATACAACAAGTAGCACCTGTGCAAACAGTTGCAGCACCACAAGCAGCAGTAAAAGATAAAGCTAAACAAACTTTAGCATCTGGTGGGTATGGTAGTTCTAGTATTTTAACAAGTCAACAAGGAATAGAAGACGAAGCTAATGTTTCTAAAACTGTTCTTGGTGGAGTTGTTCAAAAAAGAAAAAAAATTTAAGTGATTGAAACAGTTACTGACGACAGTTGGCGGAAACCAATTGGAGAGTATCTTAAAAAAAAATGTCATATATCTGCTGATATAGGAGATCAATTTTCATATATTGGATTTATAGAAAATAATAAAATATTAGGTGGTTTTCTTTTTACAGATTTTGATGGTCATAATATTTATGTCCATTTAGCTTTAGAAAGTCCTAGATTATTTACTAGAAAGCATATAAGATATGTTTTTGACTATGGTTTTAGACAAATTAATTGTGGAAGAATGACAGCTGTTTGTAAAAATGGCTTTAAACGCAATGAAAGAATTTTGTCTGGAACTGGATGGACTAAAGAAGGTGTCATAAGACAAGTTATGAAAATTGATAATGAATTTGTTGATGCAGCTGTATTTGGTATGTTAAAAGAAGAATGTAAATGGATATAAAAATAAAGGAATAATTATGGGCGGAAAACCACAACCACAAATGCCACCAGCAGTAGATACATCAGTTCAAGATAAGTTAGATGCATCAGAAGCTAAATTAGCAAGTGAAACATCAAAAGCTATGGGTGTAAAAAGAAAAGGCCAATACGGAACTATTCTTACATCAGGAAAAGGTGTAACAGAAGAAGCAGATACATCTGGATCACTTTTAGGTGGAAAAAAATATTAAATAATTTATGGCAACATTTGAGTATATAAAAAAAAGATGTGCTAATTTAGAATCTATTAGATCAACTTGGGAAGATCATTGGCAAGAAATATTAGATTATGTAATGCCAAGAAAAGCAGATGTTACCTTTGTTCGTTCTAAAGGTGAAAAAAGAACCGAAGTATTATATGATAGTACAGCAATAACTGCAAACAATTTATTAGCAGCAAGTTTACAAGGTACACTTACGTCAGCATCATTACCTTGGTTTCATTTAAAATTAAGAGATACAGAAACAAATCAAAATAGAGATGTTCAATTGTGGTTAGAAGATTCTGCTAAAAGAATGTATGAAATTTTTAATGAATCTAATTTTAATACAGAAGTGCATGAATTATATTTAGATTTAGTATCAATAGGTACAGGTGCAATATTTGTAGAAGAAGGAAGTAAAGGTTTTGATAAAGAAGGAATACATTTTAATTGTTTACATATAGCAGAATATTTTATTCAAGAAAATATTAATGGTAAAGTAGATACACTTTATAGAAAATATAAATTAACAGCTAGACAAGCAATACAAGAATTTGGCGAAGAAAATGTTGGTGAAAAAATATTAGAATCTGTAAAAGAAAAACCAGACAAAGAATTTAATTTTATACACGCAGTTGAACCAACAGAAGATTATGAAAGAGCAGTAGGTAAATCATCTACAAAATTACCAGTACATAGTTGTCATGTTTGCACAGAAGATAAAATGGTTGTTCGTACTGGTGGTTATAACGAATTTCCATATTTAGTTCCAAGATGGTCTAAAGCAACAGGTGAAATTTTTGGAAGATCACCAAGTTACAATGCATTACCAGATATTAAAACTTTAAACAAAGCAGTTGAAATAGGATTAAAAGCATGGGCAAAAGCTATTGATCCACCATTACTTGTTCAAGATGATGGTGTAATTGGTAGAGTAAGAATGACACCTGGCGGTGTTACAGTAGTTAGACATGATGGTGCTATTAAACCATTACAAATAGGTTCTAATTGGCAAATAACTGATTTGAAAGAAAATCAATTAAGAACATCTATTAGACAAGCATATTATTCAGATCAATTACAATTACAAGATGGCCCACAAATGACAGCTACAGAAGTGCAAGTTAGATATGAATTAATGCAAAGATTACTTGGGCCAACTTTAGGAAGATTTCAAACAGAATTTTTAAATCCATTAATAGAAAGAACATTTGGTATTATGTTAAGAGCAGGTGGATTATTACCAGAGCCAGACGTTATTAAAGGACAAAAAATAGATATAGAATATGTTGGGCCACTTGCTCGTTCACAAAGAATGGAAGAATCAGTTGCTATTGATAGATTATATGCATTAGCAATGAATGTAGTACAAATTGATCCTTCAATTATGGATAACATAAACCATGATGAAGCAATAAGATTAAGAGGTGATTTATTAGGTGTTCCAAAAATTATTTTAAGAGCAAGAGATGAAGTTGAAGAATTAAGAGAACAAAGACAACAAGCACAAATGGCACAACAACAAGCTGAACAACAACAACAAGCCGCACAAGCTGCTTTAACACAAGGTCAAGCTATGTCAGAATTAGGTACACCAGAAGCACAAGAAGGTATGGCACAAGCTGAACAGGCAGCACAAGAAGAAGGTCTAATTTAATGGCTGATAGTGACGAAGATTTAAAACAATTAAAACAAGATTATCAAATTACATTTTCATCTAAAGAAGGTGAAAGAGTATTAGCAGATATAACATCTGCTTATTATCATAGAGGATCATATACAAAAAATGATTCTTATGAAACTTCATACCGAGAAGGACAAAGATCGGTAATAATAAGAATAATCAATCTAATGAAGGAAAATAAAAATGGCTGATGAACAAACGACCACTAACGACAATCCAGTAGAAAATACAATTTTGGGATCGGGAAGTGATAATCAAGGAGATTGGAGATCATCATTACCAGATGAACTTAAAAATGATGCAACTTTGCAAAACTTTAAAGATGTAGAAAGTCTTGCTAAAACAGTAGTACATCAACAAAAAGTATTAGGTAGTAGAATACCTATACCTAAAACTGATGAAGAAAGATCAGAACTTTATACTAAATTAGGAAGACCAGAATCTGGAGAAGCATATGATTTTACTATTCCAGATACTCATAAAAGTCATTTTAATGAAGATCAAGTTAAAGAGTTTAGAAATGTTGCACATCAAATAGGATTAAATAATGAACAAACAAAAGCATTAATAGACTTTCAAGTTAAATCTGTTGACCATGAATTACAAAGACAATCAACTAATTTATCTGCAACAAAACAAACTACAGAAGATACGTTAAAAAAAGAATGGGGATATGATTATGATAAACAAGTTAGGAATGCACAAAGAGCATTACAAGTTTATGGTAATGAAGAACTAAATGAATTAATGAATGGAGAAGCAGGTAATATACCAGCAGTCATTAAATTGTTTGCTAGATTAGGTTCAGAAGTAACAGAAGACATGGCTAAAAATACACAAAATAATAGTCTAGCTACTTCACCATTAGATGCACAATCTGAAATAGATAATATCTTTAGTGATGCTACCGATCCCTACCATGATAATATGCATAAAGATCATATGAATAGAGTTGAGTATATGCGTCAATTACATGAAAAAAGGTTTGGCAAATAGTTAAAAATTTGCTATAATTATAAAATCTAATTCGCCCTATTTTAGGAGAACGGAGAAGTAGCCGTGATTGGCTTTAAACTTCCGATCTGATCGTATCGTTTACGATAAGGTTTCCCGCAAGGACAAAGACCGATAATATGGAATATGGATTAGTATATATATTATTCCCCCTATTCTTAACTTTTAAAAAAAGGACAAAAAATGTCAACACAAATAACAACGGCTTTTGTAGAACAATACAAAAGTAATGTGTTTCATTTGGCTCAACAAAAAGGTTCTAGATTAAGAGGTGCGGTTAAAACTGAAACGGTTACAGGGAAAGCACACTTTTTTGAAAGAATTGGGTCAACTGCGGCACAATTAAGAACATCACGACATTCTGATACTCCAAGAGTAGATACTCCGCATAGTAGAAGAAAAGTGACAATGAACGACTACGACTGGGCAGATTTAATTGATAATGAAGATAAAGTAAGAATGCTTATATCTCCACAATCTGAATATGCACAAGCTGGAGCATACGCAATGGGTAGAGCTATGGATGACGCAATTATTGCGGCAGCTACTGGCAATGCACTTGGCGGAGTTGCAGGTGGAAGTTCAATTGCTTTACCACCAGCTCAAAAAGTTGTTCATGGTTCAGCTGGATTATCAGTAGCAAAATTAATTTCTGCTAAAGAAATTTTAGATGCCGCTGAAACAAACCCAGACGAAGCTAAATATCTTGTATGTTCAGCAAGTCAGATTTCTGATTTGTTAGCAATAACAAGTATTACTTCTTCTGATTTTAATTCAGTAAAAGCACTAGTACAAGGTCAAATTGATTCATTCATGGGCTTCAAGTTTATCAGAACAGAAAGACTTGGAACAGATGCAAATGGCAATAGACAAGTATTAGCATTTAATCAATCAGCATTAGGTCTTGCTGTTGGATCAGATATATCTACAAAGATATCTGAAAGAGCAGATAAGAACTATGCAACACAAGTATTTTTATCCATGACTATCGGAGCTACGAGAGTAGAAGACGAGAAAATGGTTGAAATTGCTTGTACAGAGTAATAGGAGTATATAGATATGGCTGTAACAACACAAAATAGTGCCGAGTACACTAATAGAATAGCTACTCCTCTTGTAACTGCTGATGCTGTTAATGATAAGGGTAAGTTAAGAACTTTAACTTTTACTCACAATCAAGACGGTGTTGGTGATGCAGGATCAATTGTCGTGCTGGGAAAACTTCCAGCAGGAAAAGTTAAAATCATAGGCGGTTTATCTAGATTTTATTGTAACTGGACTGCTGGTTCAAATACAATGGATATTGGATGGGAAGCATATACTGATGCAGACGGAGCAGCGGTTGCTGTTGATGTTGATGGTATGGTTGATAACTTGGACATTGATACTGCTGGTTACTTTACAATGGAAGGCAATACTGCTGCAACTAAATTGCTTGGTGGTAATGCTACTTTCTCTAGTAAAGAAGGAGTTGTCATTACTGCAAAGTCAATTGGGGCTTTAGCAGATGATGATGATCTAGCTGGTGTAATCACTTACATAGTAGATTAATAACAACAATTATTAGGGGCGGATAATACTGCCCCTTTTATAAACTTAAAAAATTATGGCTACAGAAGTATCAATTTGCTCAAATGCATTAAGAAGATTAGGTGATAATCCTATTACATCTTTGACAGACGATACTGAAAGAGCAAGACTTTGTAATTCATTTTACGCAGATGCAAGAGATGCAGTATTAAGATTACATCCTTGGAATTTTGCAATCACAAGAACATCATTAGCACAACTATCAGATACACCATCATATGGTTTTGCATATCAATATTCATTAC